TTACCCATTGGCGCGGCTTAAGAGCTTATTTTTGAATTCACAATGGTCACGATATAACCATCTTGCTCGCCCGTGGATAACTTTGGCTTTTGGCAGGTCTCCGGACTTAATCCGGTCATAGATGAAGGTCTTACCGAAGCCAGTATCGGCCATGATGAATTTCAAATCAACCAGGGAATCAGGTTGTAGTTCGTGTTGCATGAGTGCTATCTCCGAATAGGGAATCGAACCTGCAAATCAGGAAATAAAAAACCGCATTGATGCGGCGATGGTAGGTCTGGATATCTTGAGAAATAAACTGGCCTCATCGAGTGTGAGGCGGGTTAGTCCTTGCGTAGCTCGCTGATTCTTCTGTAAGTCTCTGGTGCTTTGCTATCTCACGCAGTGCCTGATAGTCAATCTTGCTCACTGCTTGCATCCTTTGCGCCACATCGCATTCAGATATTTGTTGTCATTAACAGAACCGAAACTATTTCTCTTAAGCAATTCCTCTCTCGATGGCATTGGCTTTACGCGTTGGCGAATAATCATTTCTGCCGGAAGAATGCCGGGATTGTATGCAAGTCCTCTCATGGTAAATTCCTCTTTGTTAATTTATTCGTATGCCTGTTCTCTCTTCATCAAGTTTTTTTAGCTTGTATCGCATAGCTCTTACTGAATAAATTGAGCGGCAGGTTGCAATTGCTATTTCTTCTGCGGAGAACTTACCGAAAAGTGATACTTCGGCTCTTGTCCAGCGTCTTCCACGAAGTCGGCTAACAATGTCAGCGCCAATCCTTGTTGCTTTCGCCATTACTGCTTTTTCAGTCCTTTCCAGTTTTTCAGCGATAACTTCAACTGGCATTGTCGCCGCTACTTCGCGCAAGAAATCGACTTCCCATTTCTCCCATGGAGTCTTTTTCATAGGCGATACCGTTATTTGATAAGAAGTGAAGGTTTCCCAACCTTGAGTTGAGCGCCGGGGATATTTATTCCTGCTTTTAGTTGGTGTTTGATTGCCAGTTTGTCGGCTTTAATTGTCGTTTCAAACTCAACGTATTCAGGAGGAATGGCGCTTGAGTCGATGATTTCTACAGTTTCTGACGGTTTGCGGATTGTTACCTGGTGAATACCTGCTCGAATCTTTTTCTTGCCAACAATTTCAAGCGATGACGCTATATATGATTTGATGCTGTCAATCTTATTTTGAATTACTGCGGCTCGCTCATTCAGTGACTTTGCCTCTTCCTTGAGGCGTTCGGCATAACCAGATTCATTTTTAATGACGGAAAGAAGTTGCTCTATTTTATCGGTAAATTCTCCTTCCATGCCTTCTATTGTGTCAGCAATCATCTCTGGTTCTAAATCTGAATCCATCAATTTTGCGTATTCATTGGCAATTTCATACAGTTTGCTCACTGGCAACCTCCAGTTTCGCTTTGCATTCTGCGTAAATGGCTTGTACGTTCTGCTGCAATTTCATTCCAGATGTCAGGCGATATGCTTCTGCAAAATATCGCTTCAAATCATCCATGTTTTCTGCCTGAGCCATTTCATCACAAAGAAGTTGTGCTTTATCCATTATTTCCTGCTGGCGTTTCCGTTCATCTTCGCGGATATCTTCCTCTGATTTGTGCGGCATAACTGGTTCAGTCCACACACCTTCTTCTTCGTTTAGTACGTGAATAGCACTATCAAGACGTGATGCCTTAGGCCAATACTTGCTTGCACGCTTTACGACCGTCTTTCGCGCCATCTCATTCCAGTGATTTACCCATGGTCCTTTATCGCTGAAGGCCGCCTTGCTTGTTTTCCTTACAGCCTCAATTTCAGCCAGACTCATCTCTTCCGTTAGATAATCACCTGCTGGCGTCTTAACTGTGCAGTAAACGCCAACGATATCACCACGATCACCGAAGGCGTTGTATTTATGGGTTGGTGCTTTATCAAGCCCGTTTGACTCATAGGTATCGTTAGCATGAACAAGTTTTGCCTGACCCCATGAGATAACACCAGACTCCATTGCAATATGGAGCAATCCCATATAACTGATATCAAGGCACACCATGCCGTCGCGCGGAACCAGATAAGCCAGTTTGCTGGCCGGGTTTAAGGTGATGCCGATCGCCGCAACATTGATGATGGCGTTCTGTGCGCTGGTTGGATTTGCCAGTGCCGTTTTAGCAAGGTAATCGTTTTTCTGGAAATACTGAATTGCAAACTGGCTTTCCTTAGCCCATGTCACCGTCTGTTCAGTCAATGCTCCGCAGAATAACTGCTCCTGCTGTTTAACGAATTCAACGATATTGCTCATGCAGCTTCTCCAAAAATGTGTCTGCGTTTGAATATTGCGAAGGCATATTCAGCCTTAACTCTTTCGGTTATTGCATCCCAGAACCATTCAGCGGCTTTTTCCTGATAGTTACAGTCATCATCTTCCAGCCAGTCGATAGCGTCCTTAGTGTGTTCATCTGGTTTATATGAGCGAAGCATTTCGCTTATTGGGTCGCAACGTTTGCAGAGACGATCAACTTCACTGTTGATTCGCTCGTAATCTTCATCAGTAAAACTTGCGATTATTTGCGATATTTCACGCTTATCATTCAGAGTCAGAATCATCATCTTTCTCCTGTTCTTTGTGCTGATTGAGCATTTTGTTCATCTGACGAATGAATTCTTCGTCTGACCAGTTATCTGTAAAACTCATTTCCTGCGATACCACGGAAGGTTGATGGCTGATTTCATCGCTTTATTTGCTTCAAGCCACATTTTTGAATCACCAATAAATCTGGCTATTACTGCTTTGTTCTGTGCAGCACGAAGCATCTGGTGATTGATGGCTATTTCATTGCGCATAACGCCTCCAGTTGTTTCTTTGCTGCTCTGATTAATTGTTTAACTCGGCGTGATAATTCAGATTCGTGCGGGTAGAAAGCGGACATGACGCCGCTACCCGCGAGCTGAAAGTGCATCATGGGTAACTCCTTATATTTGATTGCATAACGAAAACGCCTCGAGTGAAGCGTTATTGGTATGCATATAAAAAGGCCCTCATATTAGAGGGCAAAGAAGATTTCCAATAATCAGAACAAGTCGGCTCCTGTTTAGTTACGAGCGACATTGCTCCGTGTATTCACTCGTTGGAATGAATACACAGTGCTTATTCGTCATGCATTTCAGGTAATTCTTCGTATTCGACGCCCCATACGAGTTTACACCAAGTGACTCGCTCATATCTTTTACAAAAATCAGACCACATAACTTGTGTTCCATCATGGTTTGTTATTACTTCTGTAATATCACCAACACTAACAAAACTGGTATTAGAAGCGGTTATTTTTACTTTCATTACTTATCCCCAAGAGCTTTTCTTATTGCTGCGAGACCTTTATTAACAGCTCCATACCATTCTGGATATGTTGTCGTTGTTCTATTTTTGGTTTGCTTAAGTAATAACTGAAGCGCTTCGAGAAGGTCAGGTGCTGCCGCTATTAGATTGGCATCTTCAATGCATTGAACTTCCTCACAGATTGCAATATACGAACGCCAGCCCGTGCCATTTTCAAGAGAGTCTGCCTGGATGATTTTAATCTCATCGCCATCCATCATTATTTCCCACTTACCTTCAGTACCTTTAAATTCCATGTTAGCCTCTGTTGTTTGTGCCAAAAATAAAGGCCACCATCAGGCAGCCTTGTTGTAAATGTTGCAGGTATCAAGTAAGTAATTAGATGGAGCGCCATAAATTATGAATTCATCGTTTGTCGGGTCCATCTCCATCTCTTGGCCTATTGCCATTCTTGCGTCAGTATCATCAGCGGCGAAGCATAAAACAGCCCACGCACCCATTGTTTTAAAAAGAACTGCAATTGGCTGTGGTTTTACTGAATTTGCGTTAGCGCGAAAATCATAAATCGCACTTTCATGAAATTCCATATATCACCTCAAATAAGTGGTTTGCTGCCTAATTTCATTTTCTGGCGACCAACACAAGTCACACCCATTTCGCTGCGTGGCTTGCTGTAATAAATTCGGTTAGTTCAGACAATAAAAAACCCACCGAAGTGGGCTATGACCATTTTTTATTTGGATTTCGTTGGTGAGCGTGATTAACAACTCTGTGCATTACATCCTCATATTTTTCATCTTCAATTTTTTCGACATCGCGAGGAAATGGTGTTGCTAATGCTTTGTCAACTTTATCCATTGGGTCTTCATTAATCTTATATTCAGGACCGTCATCTATAGCATTAAATCCAGGTGTTACACCGTTTTTTAATGCATATGCTATCCTCTTTTCCCATCTCGCTATTCTCCTCCTGTCTCGAGATGTAAGACCTCTATCAGATACTTTTCTGTTTTGTCCGCGGTCAGGATTAACATAAATAGTCTTTTTCACCATAAGCATACTCAATAAGCACCGTACGGTAGTTTACTGTACAATTTTATTTTTTGGACTGCATGTATTTTGTTTCCTAATGGGTTTGAATCTTTGTAATAAATACTTCTATTTTTTCGAACGACTTCTTCTTTCTTCTTGCAGCAAAGGATTCCTAGTGATGCTGCTTTGTCTGCTTTGACGCAACCAGAGAGCTTTAGCGCAATTTTTCGCGCCAGTGCTTCATTACTGCGTCGCTCGGCAATAAGTTCTGCTCTGCGAGCTTTGTAGCGGCTTTTTGCCGTACCTTTGGATTCTTTCCAGACAATGGTTACCATGATGGTCTCCTTTAAGTGGCTTTGGCGCATGACGCGTCGAGGTGCTTATCTTCTCGATCGCTGTCTTGCAGCTGCAATTCGCGCCATCCCCAAAACCACTCAAGTTCTGGTCTCAACGGTTAGGTTGAGAGTCCGTCGATGTTAAAGAGCCTGCCAATCTGTTCCGTTTGGCTTCCAGCGTCCTGCTGATGGCTTAAATTTAAGACTTCTTAATTTATTGGTCAAGTGCATTTTTGAAGAAAACTTAATTTTATGGGCGTGAATTTAGTTTGTCTTTGATTTTTAACGGGAAATAAAAAAGGGGCGAAAGCCCCTTAAGGAAGGTTTGCTAGCTTGGCATCAACGACAACGCCAATGATTTTACAGTTCCCATTGATTTCAATCATTGGGTATTGTGGATTGAGTGGTTTCAGGAATTTTCTACCGGCATCAATAACTAACTTTTTGAATGTCGCCTCGTTTTCTCCTTCAAGTTTGGCGACTACCAACTTTCCATTACGTGGTTCGACTTCTGGGTCGACGAGAATAATCATCCCCTCAGGAATACTCAGTCCTGCCGGGGCAGTCATTGAATCGCCTTTAACGTCGAGCCAAAAAGAGTCTTCAGAACAATCTACCGTTGTGTCGTACCAGTTATCTATTGCACGCCTATGATATGGCTCTACAGCTTCCATCCAACATCCTGCGCTTACCCAACTAATTAGAGGATACGAACCTCTTGGATCATGCCTGCTGTGATAGGCAATGTTTGAAAGACTATCCTCTCCTTTCAACAGGTAATCAGGGGAGCACTGCAAAGCCTTGGCTAAGGCCAATAGGTTTTCGCCATTGGGCTCAGTTTCAGATCGCTCCCATTGGGAAATAGCAACATTAGACACGCCAACCATCTTTCCAAGGGCAGCCTGCCTAATCTTGAGTTCTTTTCTGCGAGCGCGAATACGCTCACCCATCAGTTGTGTATTCATAGTTAAGACATCTTAAATAAACTTGACTTAAGATTCCTTTGGTGGATAATTTAAGTGTTCTTTAATTTCGGAGCGAGTCTATGTACAAAAAAGATGTTATTGACCACTTCGGAACCCAGCGTGCTGTTGCTAAAGCACTAGGCATTAGCGATGCAGCAGTCTCTCAGTGGAAAGAAGTTATCCCAGAGAAAGACGCCTATCGATTGGAAATCGTTACAGCTGGCGCCCTGAAGTATCAAGAAAGTGCTTACCGCCAAGCGGCATAAGCAAATTGCTCTTTAACAGTTCTGGCCTTTCACCTCTAACCGGGTGAGCAAACATCAGCGGCAAATCCATTGGGTGTGCCGCTATAACTCAATACCAATATAGGAAAATTAACAAATGGCACAAGCAAGCTACAGCAAGCCAACACAGCGAGAAATTGATCGCGCTGAAACTGATTTACTCATCAACCTGTCAACGCTTACCCAGCGCGGTCTGGCAAAGATGATTGGCTGTCATGAATCGAAGATAAGCAGAACGGACTGGAGATTTATTGCTTCGGTCTTGTGTGCTTTCGGAATGGCATCAGACATCAGTCCGATTAGCAGGGCTTTTAAGTATGCGCTTGATGAAATCACAAAGAAAAAATCCCCGGCCGCCACCGAGGATTTTAAGCAAATTGATATGCAATTCTGAGGGAATTACTGGATCAATCCACAGGAGTCATTATGACAAAACAACTCAGTCCTTACCAGGACAAAATTCACAAACACATACTACGTGATCGCTTCCTGTCCAGCTTCAAGCAGCCTGGTCGATTCCGGGCTGAGTTGGAAAAAGTGAAGCTGATGCAGAAGGAGAAAGGTCATGAGTAATCTTGCAACCGTAACACATTTAAGGCCTTCACAACGGCCTGTGGAGCGTCGTGTGGCAGAAGTTGAAGATGGTTATACCCGTCTTGCAAATGCCCTGTATGAAGAGCTTATCGGCGCAGATTTAACGAAAAATCAGAGCAAGGTTGCCCACGCCATATGCCGTAAAACATACGGCTACGGTAAAAAGATGGATCGCATCTCTGATAGTCAGTTAGCTCAAATTACCAGGCTGCCAAGACAGAAGGTAAACAAGGCCAAGAATGAGCTTATCGCGATGAAGGTTATCCTTCGCGAAGGCCAGCAAATCGGTCCTAACAAGAACATCGAGGAATGGCAAATCGAAGGGTGTCACTACTCTGGTGATAATGTCACTGCATTGGTGACAAAAAGTGTCACCAAAACGGTGACAGCGCTGTCACCAAAACAGGGACACACAAAAGAAACTATTACAAAAGAAAAAAGAAATAATAAAAACACTATGTCCGAAAGTGTTCGGACGGAGTGTGAAAAATCACCTGACCGTCACGAAGAAACCGACAAGGCATTCGAGGAAATATTCTGGTGTGCAGGCATGCGGAAAGCCGGGAAGAAAAACGCAGCTTCGGCATTCAGAACACAGTTCAGGGAATGGCGTAAAACTACCAGGGGTACGGCAAGCGAGTTTGCCACGATGCTGGCAGAAGACATCGCATGCAGGAATGGTAAGCAGTTCGGATTCGACAGGTTGTTACCATCGAGCTACCTGAACGGTCAACGCTGGAACGACGAGAAGCCAGAAACTATTCAACCACAATCTAAACCATCATCCGCAATCACCGTATCGAAAACTGGCTACGTGTTTTTCGACAGGTGAACCATGAAATCAAAAATCAAATCGCTACTGGTCGCTGGTTATAACCACGGCTGGTTAAGTATTTCGTTTGTCGATTTCTGGTTTAAAAATCTCAATCTGAGGGAATCATGACGCCAAGTGAACTTAGCGACCTGCTTTGGGCGCAGGTTGACAGGGTGGCTCCGCACCTGTTGCCAAACGGCAAGAAAGAGGGGCATGAGTGGGTTGCCGGTAACGTCAACGGTGACAAGGGAAACAGCCTTAAGGTCAACCTTAGCGGCAAGAAAAAATGGGCTGATTTCGCTGAGGGAGACGGCGGTGACATGCTTGATTTGTGGATGGCATGTCGTGGAATTAACCTGCATCAGGCTATGCAGGAAGCGAAAGCCTTTCTCGGAATCAAGGATGACGATCACCATTTCGATGCCAAACGTGAGAAGAAATTCTCCAGACCTGACCGCAAGAAAATCGCCCGCTACGTTACCAGAACAGAATCCCATCTTGAGTACCTGCAATCGCGTGGCATATCGCCAGAAGTCGTAAAGCGCTACGAGGTTGTCAGCGGCAAGGTGTGGAATGGAGAACGAGAACTTGATGCACTGGTGCTTCCGTACAAACGCGATGGTGAGTTGTTGCAGGTCAAGCGAATCAGCACTGAGCGCCCGGACGGGAAGAAAGTCATTATGGCAGAAGGTGATTGCGAACCTTGTCTGTTCGGATGGCAGGCTCTGGACGCTGGCGTAAGGGCGGTTGTACTTTGCGAAGGCGAAATTGATTGTATGAGCTATGCGCAATACGGCATCTCGGCGTTATCCGTGCCGTTTGGTGGCGGGAAAGGCGCTAAGCAACAGTGGATTGAGTTTGAGTATCACAACCTCGACAGGTTTGAGGAAATATTCATCTCGATGGACGTTGATGATGTTGGTCGTGAAGCCGCAAGGGAAATCGCAAGCCGACTCGGTGAACATCGTTGCCGTCTTGTTACTCTGCCGTACAAAGACATCAACGAATGCCTGATGAACGGTGTTACCGAGGATGAAATCTGGCAGTACATCGGCACGGCATCCTACTTCGATCCTGAAGAACTCTACAGCGCGCGAGAGTTTTACCAGGACACTATCAACGCTTTCTACGGCAAGCAGCAGTATCTGTTTAATCCACCGTGGGAATCTCTGGCAGATAAATTCCAGTTCCGTGAGGCCGAGTTGACGCTGGTCAATGGTGTGAACGGTCACGGAAAAACGGAGGTTGTCGGGCATATGGCACTTGAGGCAATGCGTCAGGGTGTGAAGACGTGCATCGCGTCACTTGAGCTGAAGCCAGGCATTCTCCTTAAGCGACTTACCCGTCAGGCGACGTGCTGCAAGATGCCGCCAGTGCTGGAAATTGACTCTGCATTTAAATTTTATGACGAAAGACTTTGGGTGTTTGGCCTGACCGGAACGGCGAAAGCCGACAGGCTGATCGAAATATTCGACTACGCTCGCCGCCGATACGGCATCCAGTTATTCATCATCGACAGCCTGATGAAATGTGGCATAGGCGACGATGACTATAACGGGCAGAAGGCGTTTGTTGACTCGATTTGCGATTTCAAAAACAAAACAAACTCCCACGTCATTCTCGTTACTCACTCGCGAAAAGGTGACAGCGAAGAAAAACCAACCGGGAAAATGGACGTAAAAGGCTCTGGAGCGATAACAGACCTGACAGACAACCTTTTCATCATCTGGCGTAACAAGGCTCGCGAGAGAGCGTTACAGAGAGTTCAGAGTGGTGAAAAGATGTCAGAGAAGGACGAACAGCTACTGGCATCTCCGGCATCTGTTTTGATGCTTGAAAAACAACGTAACGGCGAAGGTTGGGAAGGTGGTGTCCCGTTGTTCCTTGACGAGCAATCGCACCAGTTCCTGCAACTTGAATCAGGATCGCCATATAGCTACATCGCCAATATGCCGAAATCGGAATATGACGAGGCGTGGCGACAGGAAAACGTGACGGAGTATTAAATGACCATCTACATCACTGAGCTAATAACAGGCCTGCTGGTAATCGCAGGCCTTTTTATTTGGGGGAGAGGGAAGTCATGAAAAAACTAACCTTTGAAATTCGATCCCCAGCACATCAGCAAAACGCTATTCACGCAGTACAGCAAATTCTTCCAGACCCAACCAAGCCAATCGTAGTGATCATTCAGGAGCGCAACCGCAGCTTAGACCAGAATCGGAAGCTTTGGGCTTGCCTTGGTGACGTCTCTCGTCAGGTTGAATGGCATGGTCGCTGGCTGGATGCAGAAAGCTGGAAGTGTGTGTTTACCGCAGCATTAAAGCAGCAGGATGTTGTTCCTAACCTTGCCGGGAATGGCTTTGTGGTAATAGGCCAGTCAACCAGCAGGATGCGTGTAGGCGAATTTGCGGAGCTATTAGAGCTTATACAGGCATTCGGTACAGAGCGTGGCGTTAAGTGGTCAGACGAAGCGCGACTGGCTCTCGAATGGAAAGCGCGATGGGGAGATCGGGCTGCATGACTATCAAATCAAATACGCCAGCACACGACAAGGACTGCTGGCAAACACCGCTTTGGCTTTTTGATGCACTGGATATTGAGTTTGGATTCTGGCTGGATTCGGCAGCGAGCGACAAAAATGCTCTGTGCGCTCACTGGCTAACTGAGGCCGACGACGCGCTCAATTCTGAGTGGATAAGCCACGGTGCAATCTGGAATAACCCACCGTACAGCAATATCAGGCCGTGGGTGGAAAAAGCCGCTGAGCAGTGCATACAACAGCGACAGACGGTAGTTATGCTTGTGCCAGAGGATATGTCAGTCGGATGGTTCAGCAAGGCTCTGGAGAGTGTCGACGAAGTTCGCATTATCACTGATGGACGGATTAATTTTATCGAACCATCGACAGGGCTGGAGAAGAAGGGAAACAGCAAAGGCTCCATGCTGCTGATTTGGCGACCGTTCATCAGTCCTCGACGGATGTTTACTACCGTATCCAAAGCGGCATTGATGGCGATCGGGCAGGGCGTCAGGAGGGCGGCATGAGACGACAGCGACGAAGTATCACCGACATCATCTGCGAAAACTGCAAATACCTTCCAACGAAGCGCTCCAGAAATAAACGCAAGCCAATCCCAAAAGAATCTGACGTAAAAACCTTCAACTACACGGCTCACCTGTGGGATATCCGGTGGCTTAGAGAACGTGCGAGGAAATGACAATGGATTATTCACAGTTAAGTGATTTTGAAATTAACAGAATGGTAGGAGACATAATTTTTAAAGGCCTTTGGGCATGTAAACCGGAAACGTCAGGGAATAACACCAACAAATGGTATTACGGAAATGCTGATACAACTTTTGAGCCATTAAACCCTTTACCTGACTACTGCAATGATCCGAGTGCCTCATGGCCGATTATTGAGAAGTACAGGATTAGCATTATCAATCTCGATGAAGACGAGTGGGGGGCACGTGGTGCGGCCGACTGTAAATCTAAGCGAGCTATACATGAAAATTCCCTCCGCGCCGCCATGATTGTCTTTCTCATGATGCAGGACGTCAATAATGCTTAGCCCATCCCAATCTCTTCAATACCAGAAAGAAAGCGTCGAGCGGGCTTTAACGTGCGCTAACTGCGGTCAGAAGCTGCATGTGCTGGAAGTTCACGTGTGCTCCGATTGCTGCGCAGAACTGATGAGCGATCCGAATAGCTCAATGTACGAGGAAGAAGACGATGGCTAAACCAGCGCGAAGGAAATGCAAAATATGCAAGGAATGGTTTCACCCGGCATTCTCAAATCAGTGGTGGTGCTGCCCGGAACACGGAACTCAGTTAGCACTCAAACTACAAAGTAAACAGCGAAAAAAAGCGGAAAAAGCAGCAGAGAAGAAACGACGACGAGAGGAGCAGAGACAGAAAGATAAACTGAAGATTCGAAAACTCGCCTTAAAGCCCCGCAGTTACTGGATTAAACAAGCCCAACAAACCGTAAACGCCTTCATCAGAGAAAGAGACCGCGACTTACCATGTATCTCGTGCGGAACGCTCACGTCTGCTCAGTGGGATGCCGGGCATTACCGGACAACTGCTGCGGCACCTCAACTCCGATTTGATGAACGCAATATTCACAAGCAATGCGTGGTGTGCAACCAACATAAAAGCGGAAATCTCGTTCCGTATCGCGTCGAACTGATTAACCGCATCGGGCAGGAAGCAGTAGACGAAATCGAATCAAACCATAACCGCCATCGCTGGACTGTCGAAGAGTGCAAGACCATCAAGGCGGAGTATCAACAGAAACTTAAAAAACTGCGAAACAGCAGAAGTGAGGCCGCATGACGTTCTCAGTAAAAACCATTCCAGACATGCTTGTTGAAGCATACGGAAACCAGACAGAAGTAGCACGCAGACTGAAATGTAGTCGCGGTACGGTCAGAAAATACGTTGATGATAAAGACGGGAAAATGCACGCCATAGTCAACGACGTTCTCATGGTTCATCGCGGATGGAGTGAAAGAGATGCGCTATTACGAAAAAATTGATGGCAGCAAATACCGAAATATTTGGGTAGTTGGCGATCTGCACGGATGCTACACGAACCTGATGAAAAAACTGGAGGCGATAGGATTCGACACCAAAAAAGACCTGCTTATCTCGGTTGGCGATTTGGTCGATCGCGGTACAGAGAACGTTGAATGCCTGGAATTAATCACATTCCCCTGGTTCAGAGCTGTACGTGGAAACCATGAGCAAATGATGATTGATGGCTTATCAGAGCGCGGAAACGTCAATCACTGGCTGCTTAATGGCGGTAGTTGGTTCTTTAATCTCGATTACGACAAAGAAATTCTGGCTAAAGCTCTTGCCCATAAAGCAGATGAACTTCCGTTAATCATCGAACTGGTGAGTAAAGATAAAAAATATGTCATCTGCCACGCCGATTATCCTTGTGACGAATACGAGTTTGGAAAGCCAGTTGATCATCAGCAGGTAATCTGGAACCGCGAACGAATCAGCAACTCACAAGACGGGATCGTGAAAGAAATTAAAGGCGCGGACACGTTCATCTTTGGTCATACGCCAGCAGTGAAACCGCTCAAATTTGCCAACCAGATGTATATCGATACCGGCGCAGTGTTCTGCGGAAATCTCACATTGATTCAGGTACAGGGAGAAGGCGCATGAGACTCGAAAACGTAGCTAAATTTCATTCGCCAAAAAGCCCGATGATGAGCGACTCACCACGGGCTACGGCTTCTGACTCTCTTTCCGGTACTGATGTGATGGCTGCTATGGGGATGGCGCAATCACAAGCCGGATTCGGTATGGCTGCATTCTGCGGTAAGCACGAACTCAGCCAGAACGACAAACAAAAGGCTATCAACTATCTGATGCAATTTGCACACAAGGTATCGGGGAAATACCGTGGTGTGGCAAAGCTCGAAGGAAATACTAAGGCAAAGGTACTGCAAGTGCTCGCAACATTCGCTTATGCGGATTATTGCCGTAGTGCCGCGACGCCGGGTGCAAGATGCAGAGATTGCCACGGTACAGGCCGTGCGGTTGATATATCAAAAACAGAGCTGTGGGGGAGAGTTGTTGAGAAAGAATGCGGAAGATGCAAAGGTGTCGGCTATTCAAGAATGCCAGCAAGCGCCGCATATCGCGCTGTAACGATGCTAATCCCAAACCTTACCCAACCCACCTGGTCACGAACTGTTAAGCCGCTGTATGACGCTCTGGTGGTGCAATGCCACAAGGAAGAGTCAATCGCAGACAACATTTTGAACGCGGTCACACGTTAGCAGCATGATTGCCACGGATGGCAACATATTAACGGCATGATATTGACTTTTTGAATAAAGTTGGGTAAATTTGACCCAACGATGGGTTAATTCGCTCGTTGTGGTAGTGAGATAAAAAGAGGCGGCGCTTACTACCGATTCCGCCTAGTTGGTCACTTCGACGTATCGTCTGGAACTCCAACCATCGCAGGATGAGAGGTCTGTAAAATGCAATCCCGAAACAGTTCGCAGGTAATAGTTAGAGCCTGCATAACGGTTTCGGGATTTTTTATATCTGTGTAACAGGTAAGAGCATTCTCCCTTATGGGGCTTGGCTTAAATGCACCGAGTGCTCTTATCGTTGTGGCAGCACAACGATAGTTTTCGTCAGAGTTGGCGACTTTGCGGTTTTTTAGAAACTGACCACAAAGATAAATGCAAACGATGATGTTGTTCTGATGGCGGCGTAATAGCCTGTAAGTCAGCAAGGTCTTCCGACTCCTTGTAAACAAATTCGGCGCACTGGCCCGGTGTGATTAATAATGGGCACACAACAGGTAAGAGCATTAAAGAACTGGCAAAGAGCTTAACGGTCTGCGAAAGCATTTCTTAGTGGCACAACTGGCCGGTACAACTGAGTGCTCTTTCCGGTGTGGTGAATGCGCAGGCTGATGCGCGCAGGAGAGCTTCGGAAGAACAAGGTGCCTGTATACAAGCCGGAGATCAGCGCCGGCCACCACAGCCAAATCCACCCAGAGCAAAACCGTTGTTCATCCATACCATTCCCTCAGTATTTTGGGCTACAACCCTCAGCCCATTTTTTAAAGCGTACTTCCACCAAGAACCAGACCTAACCAACTCATTGCTGACACTCTGTGGATACGGTTGTCTAGTGCGCTTTAAAAAAGAAAACCCAGCATCAATGGCTGGGCTTCGTGATATGAGCGGCATGTATTGTTGGCGCAATCCACGCCTGATTTGCTCATGAATGCGGTCACGAACAAGCCCGTTACAAATAAACCGTAACCCGGATTTGTTCAAGCGACCATATCCATAATTCCTAATTTGAACAGATCCCCTTCTGGGGGTAAGACATGAAGATGCCAGAAAAACATGACCTGTTAGCCGCCATTCTCGCGGCAAAGGAACAAGGCATCGGGGCAATCCTTGCGTTTGCAATGGCGTACCTTCGCGGCAGGTATAATGGCGGTGCGTTTACAAAAACAGTAATCGACGCAACGATGTGCGCCATTATCGCCTGGTTCATTCGTGACCTTCTCGACTTCGCCGGATTAAGTAGCAATCTCGCTTATATAACGAGCGTGTTCATCGGCTACATCGGTACTGACTCGATTGGTTCGCTTATCAAACGCTTCGCTGCTAAAAAAGCCGGAGTAGAAGATGGTGGAAATCAATAATCAACGTAAGGCGTTCCTCGATATGCTGGCGTGGTCAGAGGGAACTGATAACGGACGGCAGAAAACCAGAAATCATGGTTATGACGTCATTGTTGGCGGAGAGCTATTCACTGATTACTCCGATCACCCTCGCAAACTTGTCACGCTAAACCCAAAACTCAAATCAACAGCAGCCGGACGTTACCAGCTTCTTTCCCGTTGGTGGGATGCCTATCGTAAGCAGCTTGGCCTGAAAGACTTCTCTCCGAAAAGCCAGGACGCTGTGGCACTGCAACAGATTAAAGAGCGTGGCGCTTTACCGATGATTGATCGCGGTGATATTCGTCAGGCTATCGACCGTTGCAGCAATATCTGGGCTTCACTGCCGGGCGCTGGTTATGGTCAGTTCGAGCATAAGGCTGACAGCCTGATTGCAAAATTCAAAGAAGCGGGCGGAACGGTCAGAGAGATTGAGGTATGAGCAGAGTAACCGCGATTATCCCCGCTCTGATTATCTGCATCATCGTCTGCCTGTCATGGGCTGTTAATCATTACCGTGATAACGCAATCGCCTACAAAGAGCAGCGCGATAACAAGGCCAGTGAACTGGAGAAGGCGAACGCCACCATCGCTGACATGCGGAAGCGTCAACGTGATGTAGCAGAACTCGACGCAAGATACACAAAGGAGCTTGCTGATGCTAACGCGACTATCGAAAGTCTCCGTGCTGATGTTTCTGCTGGGCGTAAGCGCCTGCAAGTCGCCGCCACCTGTGCAAAGTCAACGACCGGAGCCAGCGGCATGGGCGATGGAGAAAGCCCAGGACTTACAGCAGATGCTGAACTCAATTATTACCGTCTCCGAAGTGGAATCGACAAGATAACCGCGCAGGTTAACTACCTGCAGGAATACATCAGGACGCAATGCCTGAAATAATTTTTTTGCAAATCACAAAGTCCATTTAATGAGCCTCGCGATGCGGGGCTTTTTGCAATAAATGCGTACCGCAACGCATGTTTTTTACACCGAACCTGCCCCTTTGGAATGGGCCTTTGAGGATACCAGTTAGTGCTGGCGAGCCTCGGTGGGCTGGTTTCCTGTGCGGCAAAGGTTCATTTCAAAGAGTAGGTACACGCTATGAAATCATTAACCCTCTTCAATCAACCAATTCGTATCGGTGAAGATGGCATGATCTGCCTCACTGACATGTGGAAAGCTAGTGGTAAAAGTGAATCTGAATCGCCGTACCACTATCTGCGAAACAAGCAGACCAAAGAGTTCTTAGCCGAGCTGGAGAAAAACCACGAATCTGTGGTTTTTACTGAGCGCGGTGTACACGGTGGAACATATGGCGGGAAGTTTGTTGCTTACGATTATGCGGCTTGGTTAAACCCCGGGTTCAAGTACGCGGCCTATAAAGTCCTCGATGACTACTTCACCGGAGAACTTCAGCATCGCAACAGCTTAAGTGCGCAGCTCAACATGAAATGTCATGAGTTTGACCAGAAGAAAGACATGGCGAGCTTCTGCGGACAAGGGCTGGCAGCATGGCGCTATACGAAGCCAGTGTTGGTCGCTGAGATTAACTCCCTGGCTAACCAGCTGCAGATTACGATCCCCGGGCTTCCGGGATGAGTGATCGTGTCATTGAATGCGCCTCCAGAGCGGGGCGCGACTTCTCAGAGTTCATGAAAGGCGAGAAGGGCATGATGGAAGCATTGGCCTCGGTGGATGAGTTTGGCGAGCAGCTGCGCCTCAACGGCTGTGTCAATCATCACTTTGTTAGCTACATGATGCGGAACTCGATCATGCAGGCATTCATGGACATGGCAAAAGCCGAGAGGAAAGAAGAGCGCCGGCGTAAGCGAGCGGAAGCAAAAGCAAAAGTGAAGTAGCCATTACAAAGCCCATTTACGGGTGGGCTTGATAATGAAACCGGAATTTATTCTGGGCCACCAGTTAACGGCAGTACCACGAAACAACCCAAGCCAGTAAGTGGGGAAATAACACTGGCAGCCACTGAAAGATGAACCTCCTGCCTTATGGCAAAAAAAGATTCTTTGTGGTGGCGGACTGATGGAAAGACATCGGTTATTGCAGAGACCATTCAATGAGTGGTCTCGACAATGGCTTATACCCTACACGGGATAACTTAACTGATATCCCTTTTAACGGATAAACGGAGCCAACAATGGCAGAGATTATTCCCATGACTGAAGAACAGAAATTCCAGTTAGAGATTTATAAACTGGTCATGAACCAGAACGCAGCCGCAGAAGAAGCATTTCAATTCATTGGCACTGACGAGCTGAAGCTTGAGCTATTCAAAATTCACTTCCAGTCAGGCGGCGCTAATTCAGATATCACGACCCGCACTATCGAAGCGGTGCGTAAATCGAAGGAAGCGTTAGACCTGTTCACTACGGGAGCGTAAACATGGCAACTCAAGGTTTCGACAACCCATCCAAATTCCGCGATGAATGGGATAAGCAAGCAGAAGGGAAATAATCAATATGGCGACTGAGAAAAAGAAAGGTGGTCGCCCCTCTGATTATATGCCGGAGGTGGCTAATGACATTTGCGCATTGCTTTCCTCCGGTGAGAGTCTGCGCAAAGTTTGCGAACGCCCAGGAATGCCGAGCAAAACATCAGTTTTTCGCTGGCTGGCTGAACATCAGGAGTTTCGTGACCAGTACGCGAAGGCAACAGAGACTCGGGCCGACTCTATTTTCGAAGAGATATTCGAAATTGCTGACGACGTAATCCCTGATGCCGCCGAGGTGGCAAAGGCAAGACTTCGCGTTGATACCCGCAAATGGGCGCTGGCCAGAATGAATCCCCGTAAGTATGGCGACAAGGTAACTAATGAACTTGTCGGCAAAGACGGCGGCGCAATTCAGATTGAAACATCACCGATGAGCACTCTATTCGGAAAATGACCTCGATTAATCCTATCTTTGAACCGTTCATTGAGGCGCATCGCTACAAAGTCGCCAAAGGCGGTCGAGGTAGCGGTAAATCATGGGCAATTGCGAGGCTGCTTGTTGAGGCGGCGCGCCGGCAGCCTGTGCGTATTCTCTGCGCTCGTGAACTGCAAAACAGTATCAGCGATTCGGTAATCCGGTTGCTTGAAGACACCATAGAGCGGGAAGGGTATTCGGCTGAGTTTGAAATTCAGCGTTCAATGATTCGTCATCTCGGAACGAATGCTGAATTCATGTTCTACGGCATCAAAAACAACCCGACGAAGATTAAATCGCTCGAAGGCATTGATATCTGCTGGGTGGAAGAAGCGGAAGCGGTAACGAAGGAATCATGGGACATCCTGATACCAACCATCCGCAAGCCGTTTTCCGAAATATGGGTGAGCTTCAACCCGAAAAACATCCTCGACGATACCTATCAGCGATTCGTCGTAAACCCTCCTGATGATATTTGTCTGCTGACAGTGAACTACACCGACAATCCGCACTTTCCTGAAGTTCTCCGTCTGGAGATGGAAGAGTGTAAACGTAGAAATCCGACACTGTATCGTCACATCTGGCTTGGTGAGCCAGTAAGCGCAAGTGATATGGCAATCATCAAACGTGAATGGCTTGAATCCGCAACCGATGCGCACAAGAAACTCGGATGGAAAGCGAAAGGCGCTGTTGTCTCTGCGCATGACCCATCAGATACAGGGCCGGATGCTAAAGGTTATGCATCGCGTCACGGTTCGGTGGTTAAGCGCATTGCCGAAGGTCTGCTGATGGACATCAACGAGGGTGCTGACTGGGCTACCTCGCTGGCGATTGAAGACGGCGCTGACCACTACCTGTGGGATGGTGATGGTGTTGGTGCCGGGCTACGCAGACAGACAACGGAAGCGTTCTCCGGCAAGAAAATCACCGCTACGATGTTCAAGGGCAGCGAATCGCCATTCGATGAAGATGCTCCGTATCAGGCCGGAGCGTGGGCTGATGAAGTCGTACAGGGCGACAACGTTCGCACTATTGGCGATGTATTCCGCAATAAGCGAGCGCAATTCTATTACGCGCTGGCTGACAGGCTGTATCTGACATATCGGGCGGTTGTTCACGGTGAGTATGCAGACCCCGACGACATGCTGAGCTTCGATAAAGAAGCGATAGGCGAGAAGATGCTGGAGAAGCTGTTTGCAGAACTGACGCAGATTCAGCGCAAATTCAATAATAACGGGAAGCTGGAGCTTATGACTAAGGTCGAAATGAAGCAGAAGCTCGGTATTCCATCTCCTAACCTGGCTGATGCGCTGATGATGTGTATGCATTGCCCGGCATTGGTCCGCGAAGAAACAGAAATATACGTTCCCTCATCCTCCGGTTGGTAAACATGGCAGAGACATTAGAGAAAAAACATGAGCGGATCATGCTCAGGTTTGACCGCGCCTATTCTCCACAGAAGGAAGTGCGCGAAAAGTGCATTGAAGCTACGAGGTTTGCTCGTGTCCCCGGAGGTCAATGGGAAGGAGCAACGGCGGCTGGAACTAAGCTTGATGAGCAGTTCGAGAAGTATCCTAAGTTTGAAATCAATAAGGTAGCAACTGAACTTAACCGCATCATTGCAGAATACCGCAATAACAGAATAACCGTTAAGTTTCGTCCTGGTGACAGAGAGGCAAGCGAAGAGTTAGCCAATAAATTAAATGGTCTGTTCCGTGCTGACTACGAAGAAACTGATGGCGGTGAGGCTTGCGATAATGCATTTGACGACGCTGCTACTGGTGGTTTCGGTTGCTTCCGTTTGACGTCGATGCTGGTCAATGAATACGACCCCATGGACGATCGTCAGCGTATTGCTATTGAACCAATATACGACCCGTCGCGCTCTGTGTGGTTTGACCCTGACGCTAAGAAGTACGACAAATCTGACGCGTTGTGGGCGTTCTGTATGTATTCGTTGTCACCAGAAAAATATGAGGCTGAATACGGAAAGAAACCTCCTACTTCTCTGGATGTAACGTCTATGACCAGTTGGGAATATAACTGGTTTGGTGCAGATGTTATTTACATAGCGAAGTATTACGAAGTTCGTAAAGAGTCTGTTGACGTCATCAGTTATCGACATCCAATCACTGGAGAGATTGCAACATACGACAGTGATCAGGTTGAAGATATTGAAGATGAACTGGCAATAGCTGGATTTCATGAAGTGGCAAGGCGCTCAGTGAAGCGCCGTCGTGTGTATGTATCCGTAGTGGATGGTGATGGTTTCCTTGAGAAACCTCGACGTATTCCTGGTGAGCATATCCCCCTCATCCCGGTTTATGGAAAACGCTGGTTCATTGATGACATTGAGCGTGTCGAAGGGCACATTGCAAAAGCAATGGATCCACAGCGTTTGTACAACCTTCAGGTTTCAATGCTGGCTGATACTGCAGCGCAAGACCCCGGTCAGATTCCTATAGTTGGCATGGAGCAAATTCGTGGACTTGAGAAGCACTGGGAGGCTCGCAACAAGAAACGCCCAGCGTTCTTGCCGTTGCGCGAAGTGAGAGATAAATCTGGCAACATTATCGCTGGAGCTACCCCGGCAGGATATACACAGCCTGCGGTTATGAATCAGGCATTGGCTGCATTACTACAGCAAACCAGTGCAGATATTCAGGAGGTTACAGGCGGCAGTCAGGCCATGCAGCAGATGCCAAGTAATATTGCTCAGGAAACGGTTAACAACTTGATGAACAGAGCAGATATGGCTTCGTTTATCTATCTGGACAATATGGCGAAAAGTCTTAAACGAGCTGGTGAAGTATGGCTGTCAATGGCGCGTGAAGTGTACGGTTCAGAGCGTGAAGTGCGCATCGTTAACGAAGATGGAAGTGATGATATCGCTGTCCTGAGCGCACAGGTTGTTGACAGGCAAACAGGGGCTGTTGTTGCGTTAAATGACCTTTCTGTCGGTCGATACGATGTGACGGTTGATGTTGGACCAAGCTACACAGCACGACGTGATGCAACGGTTTCTGTACTGACAAATGTCCTTAGCTCTATGCTTCCAACAGACCCAATGCGTCCGGCAATTCAGGGTATTATTCTGGACAATATCGATGGCGAAGGCCTTGATGACTTCAAAGAGTACAACCGAAACCAACTGCTGATATCTGGCATTGCAAAACCACGCAATGAGAAAGAGCAGCAGATTGTTCAACAGGCGCAAATGGCAGCACAAAGCCAGCCAAATCCTGAAATGGTTCTCGCTCAGGCGCAAATGGTAGCAGCGCAGGCAGAAGCGCAAAAAGCAACTAACGAAACTGCTCAAACTCAAATCAAAGCATTTACTGCCCAGCAGGATGCGATGGAGAGTCAGGCAAACACTGTCTATAAACTGGCTCAAGCCAGAAACATCGATGACAAAGCAGTGATGGAGGCAATACGCCTTCTGAAAGATGTCGCCGAGTCACAACAACAGCAATTCCAGTCACCACCACAGTCACCGGCAGACTTAATGCCGAGTTAACCAGGAGTAATCAATGGAAAACGAACTGATCATCGACGGTCAGGTTATTGACCTGTCTGAAACACAGGAAAATGCAGAAGAAACCATCATCCAAACAGAGTCACAGCCTGAGAATGAAAGCCAGGATGACAACGGTAAAGAGGTGGCAACTGAGCCTGAAAAAACCGAAGAGACACCAGAAGATTACGCCTTGCGTATTGGTGATGAAGAAATTCAGCTTAACGCTGACGATGATGATCACATTGACGGGCAACCTGCACCGCAATGGGTGAAAGATCTTCGCAAAGGCTTCAAAGAAACACAGAAAGAAAACCGTGAGTTGCGCCGCCAGCTTGAGGAAGCATTAGCCAAGCCAGCGGAACATCAGCAACCACAACCAGACGCTATTCCACCAAAACCGACTCTTGAGTCGTGTGATTATGACGAACAGGCGTTTGAACAGGCATTGACTGATTGGCATGAGAAAAAAGGCCGTGTCGAACAGCAGCAGCAACAAAAACTACGTCAGCAACAGGAATACCAGCAGCGTTTCCAGCAAAGGGTAGAAGCGCATAAACAACGGGCAGCCAAACTTCCTGTGAAAGATTATCAGGAAATGGAAGCCATTGTTCTTAGTGAGCTACCACCAATTCAGCAGGAAATCATCATTCACTGTGCAGACGAAGGCTCTGAACTACTCGCCTATGGCTTAGGTAAGAGTCAGCAATTACGCCAGCGTGTAGCCGCTGAGACAGATCCAATTCGCGCAGCATTCCTCTTGGGGCAGATTAGCAAACAGGTAAGCCTTGCTCCAAAACCAAAGAAAGCCATCAAGCCAGAGCCGGAAGTACGTGGTGGCGGTGCTGATGCGAAACAAGACGAATTCAACAAATTATGCCCCGGCGCAAAAATCGAATAAGGAAAAGATAAATGCCTAACAATCTCGACAGTAACGTCAGTCAAATCGTTCTGAAAAAATTCCTTCCGGGTTTTATGTCAGATTTAGTTCTGGCGAAAACCGTAGACCGTCAGTTGCTGGCAGGTGAAATCAACTCCAGCACTGGCGATAGCGTTAGCTTTAAACGTCCGCATCAATTCTCATCCCTCCGTACTCCCACTGGTGATATTTCAGGGCAAAATAAAAACAACCTGATCTCAGGTAAAGCTACGGGGCGTGTAGGTAACTACATCACTGTTGCTGTTGAATATCAGCAACTGGAGGAAGCGATCAAGCTTAACCAGCTGGAAGAAATTCTCGCGCCGGTTCGCCAGCGAATCGTTACCGACCTTGAAACAGAGCTTGCTCACTTCATGATGAATAACGGTGCGTTGTCACTTGGTAGCCCCAATACTCCAATCACCAAATGGTCTGATGTTGCGCAGACGGCATCTTTCCTGAAAGACCTCGGCGTTAATGAAGGTGAAAACTATGCTGTAATGGATCCATGGTCTGCACAGCGACTTGCTGATGCGCAGACTGGTTTGCACGCTTCAGATCAATTGGTTCGTACTGCATGGGAGAATGCACAGATCCCAACCAATTTTGGCGGCATTCGCGCACTGATGTCTAATGGGCTTGCCTCTCGTACGCAGGGGGCATTTGGCGGAACACTGACAGTCAAAACACAGCCAAATGTTACCTATAACGCAGTTAAAGACTCATACCAGTTCACTGTAACATTGACCGGAGCGACAGCCAGCGTTACAGGTTTTCTGAAAGCTGGTGATCAGGTTAAATTCACCAATACCTACTGGCTGCAACAGCAGACCAAACAGGCGTTGTATAACGGAGCCACACCAATTAGCTTCACTGCAACGGTTACTGCTGATGCTGATTCAGACGGCAGTGGCGATGTGACGGTTACGCTTTCTGGTGTTCCGATTTATGACACTACAAACCCGCAGTACAACTCTGTAAGTCGTCAGGTAGCGGCAGGCGATGCCGTATCTGTAGTAGGCACTGCTAGCCAGACAATGAAGCCAAACCTGTTCTATAACAAGTTCTTCTGTGGACTTGGCTCTATCCCACTGCCGAAACTGCACAGTATTGATTCTGCTGTTGCAACATATGAAGGTTTCTCCATCCGCGTACATAAATACGCAGATGGCGATGCCAACGTGCAAAAAATGCGCTTCGACTTACTGCCTGCATATGTGTGCTTTAACCCTCACATGGGCGGTCAGTTCTTCGGTAATCCGTAATAACAAGGGGCTTACGCCCCTTTTATGTTTTAAGGAAACAATATGGATCGCATGAGTGTATTCCTTGCCGCAGATAACGAATCCGGGCATGTACAGGCCGTTATCGCAGAAAAAGACTTCCAGTTTTTCGAAAAGTTGGGCTTTGTTGCCTCAGTTGATGAATTGAAACCGACCAGTAAGCGAGCTAGTAAGGCGGCAGACAATGGCAACAGTACTGACAAAGGGTGAGATCGTCCTTTTTGCGCTTCGTAAGTTTGCTATTGCTTCTAATGCATCGCTGACTGATGTTGAGCCGCAATCAATTGAAGATGGTGTAAATGATCTGGAAGATATGATGTCCGAGTGGATGATTAACCCCGGCGACATTGGTTACGCTTTCGCAACTGGAGATGAGCAGCCATTACCAGATGATGAGTCAGGTCTTCCAAGAAAATACAAACACGCAGTAGGCTATCAGTTATTGCTGAGAATGCTATCTGATTACAGCCTTGAGCCAACTCCGCAAGTTCTCAGTAACGCCCAACGCTCATATGATGCCTTGATGACCGACACTCTGGTTGTTCCTTCAATGCGACGACGTGGAGATTTTCCTGTAGGACAGGGTAATAAATATGACGTGTTTACATCTGACCGATATTATCCAGGCGATCTCCCTATGATTGATGGCGATATCCCAAACGCATAGGTGAATAAATGCCGATTCAGCAACTTCCGCTTATGAAAGGTGTCGGCAAAGACTTTCGAAACGCCGACTATATCGACTATCTGCCAGTGAATATGCTGGCTACACCCAAAGAAATCCTCAACAGCAGCGGATATCTTCGCTCATTCCCGGGCATTGCCAAACGCTCTGATGTGAACGGTGTATCGCGCGGCGTCGAGTACAACATGGCGCAGAATGCTGTTTATCGCGTGTGTGGTGGCAAGCTGTACAAAGGAGAAAGCGAAGTCGGTAATGTTGCCGGAAGTGGTCGCGTATCAATGGCGCATGGTCGAACATCACAGGCGGTAGGCGTTAATGGTCAACTGGTCGAGTATCGCTATGATGGTACGGTTAAAACCGTCTCAAACTGGCCTACAGACAGCGGATTCACTCAGTATGAGTTAGGTTCTGTTCGTGACATTACGCGCTTACGTGGGCGTTATGCGTGGTCAAAAGACGGCTCTGATTCATGGTTTATCACTGACCTTGAAGACGAATCGCATCCTGACCGTTACAGCGCACAATATCGCGCAGAATCGCAGCCGGACGGTATCCTCGGCATCGGAACATGGCGAGACTTCATCGTCTGCTTTGGTTCATCGACTATTGAATATTTCTCCCTGACTGGCGCAACCACCGTTGGTGCTGCTTTGTATGTCGCGCAGCCATCACTGATGGTGCAAAAAGGCATCGCCGGGACTTACTGCAAAACGCCGTTTGCTGATTCCTATGCTTTCATCAGCAATCCGGCAACAGGTGCACCGTCTGTATATATCATCGGCTCCGGTCAGGTGTCACCAATCGCCAGCGCGAGCATTGAGAAAATTCTCCGCTCCTACACTGCTGATGAACTGGCTGATGGTGTGATGGAATCGCTGCGGTTTGATGCTCATGAGCTGCTGATTATCCACCTTCCGCGCCATGTACTCGTGTACGACGCATCTTCAAGTGCCAATGGTCCGCAATGGTGTGTGCTGAAAACAGGCCTGTATGACGATGTGTACCGCGCTATCGATTTCATTTACGAAGGCAATCAGATAACGTGCGGCGATAAGCTGGAATCCGTGACCGGGAAATTGCAGTTCGATATCAGCAGCCAGTACGACAAGCAGCAGGAACACCTGCTGTTTACTCCGTTGTTCAAAGCGGATAACGCCAGATGCTTCGATCTGGAGGTGGAATCATCCACTGGCGTTGCGCAGTACGCTGACCGCCTTTTTCTCTCTGCAACCACTGACGGCATAAATTACGGGCGTGAAAAGATGATTGAGCAGAATGAACCGTTCGTTTACGACAAACGCGTTTTGTGGAAGCGAGTAGGGCGCATCAGGAAAAACATTGGCTTCAAATTGCGCGTTATCACGAAGTCACCTGTCACTCTGTCTGGCTGCCAGATAAGGATTGAGTAATGGCGGATTCGAATCTCAATGTGCCAGTAATCATTCAGGCTACACGGCTCGACACATCAGTCCTTCCACGCAATATCTTCTCGCAGTCGTATCTGCTTTACGTTATCGCACAGGGCACTGATGTTGGTAACGTGGCTAACAAAGCCAACGAGGCCGGACAGGGCGCTTATGATGCACAGGTCAGGAACGATGAGCAGGATGTGATTCTCGCTGACCATGAGCAGCGAATTTCTGCTGCGGAAGCAACGCTTGTTAATCATGAGGAGCGAATCAGCCAGGCAGAATCAACTCTTCAGGAACATGAAACGCGAATCGCTCAGAATGAAAGCGATATTGCGTCGCTTGATACCAGAGTTCAGTCGCTGGAATCGCAGGTTTCAGACCATGAAACGCGCATCGATGCTCTGGAGTATGCCACTACTCGCAAGAAGTCGGAGGTTGTTTACTCTGGCGTATCTGTAACCATCCCGACAGCGCCGACCAACCTTGTTAGCCTGCTGAAAACGCTCACGCCGTCATCCGGGACGTTGGCACCATTCTTCGACACTGTTAACAACAAGATGGTTGTGTTCAACGAGAACAAAACCTTGTTCTTCAAGCTGTCGATTGTCGGGACTTGGCCCAGCGGAACCGCCAACAGGTCAATGCAGCTAACATTTTCCGGTTCTGTTCCTGACACACTGGTAAGCAGTCGCAACTCGGCGACAACAACCGACAACATCCTGTTAGCTACGTTCTTCAGCGTGGATAAAGACGGCTTTCTTGCCACAAATGGCAGTACGTTAACCATTCAGTCAAATGGTGCGGCGTTTACTGCCACAATCATCAAGATAATCGCGGAGCAGTGATGATTCAGTTCAAACCAACGCGAAACATCGACCTGATAGAAGCCGTGGGAAATCACCCCGACATTATCGCCGGGAGCAACAACGGTGATGGATACGACTACAAACCTGATTGCCGTTACTTTGAGGTGAACGTGCACGGGCAGTTCGGCGGCATTGTTTACTATCAGGAGATTCAGCCGCTGACATTCGATTGCCACGCCATGTACCTGCCAGAGATTCGCGGCTTCAGCAAGGAAATCGGGCTGGCGTTCTGGCGATACATTCTGACTAACACCACCGTTCAGTGCGTCACATCGTTCGCCGCACGCAAATTCCGCCACGGGCAGATTTACTGCGCAATGATTGGCCTTAAGCGTGTAGGAACCATCAAGAAATACTTCAAAGGCGTGGATAACGTAACGTTTTACAGCGCCACACGCGAAGAACTAATCGACTTCCTGAATCACGGGAGATAGCCATGTTATATGCATTTAAGCTGGGCAGAAAACTGCGCGGCGAGGAACCTTATTGCCCTGAAAAAGGCGGGAAAGGTGGCAGCTCTGATAAAAGCGCAAAGTATGCAGCAGAATCTCAGAAGTATGCCGCAGACCTGCAAAATCAGCAGTTCAACACCATCATGAACAACCTGAAGCCGTTTACTCCTCTGGCTGATAAGTATGTCGGCAGCCTCGAGAACTTATCGTCTCTGGAAGGGCAAGGTCAGGCACTTAACCAGTATTACAACTCTCAGCAGTACAAAGATCTTGCTGGTCAGGCTCGCTATCAGAGTCTGGCGGCAGCGGAAGCAACAGGTGGATTGGGTTCCACTGCAACCGGTAATCAGTTAGCAACAATCGCACCAACGCTTGGTCAGCAATGGCTATCTGGTCAGATGAACAACTACCAGAATCTGGCAAATATTGGTCTTGGCGCACTGCAAGGTCAGGCAAACGCCGGGCAGACATATGCCAACAACATGAGTCAGATTTCGCAGCAAAGTGCGGCTCTTGCAGCGGCAAATGCCAACAGACCATCAGCAATGCAATCTGCTATTGGCGGAGGTGCGTCTGGTGCTATTGCTGGGGCTGGACTTGCGAAATTAATTGGTTCATCAACTCCGTGGGGTGCTGGTATCGGTGCTGGTATCGGTCTGCTTGGTTCACTGCTTTATTAAGGGGTAATCAATGGCTACGTGGCGACAGGGTATTAATTCTGGTGGTTTTCTGGCTGGCATCGGTACGCAAAATGAGAATGCGCCAAAGGCAAGCGACATTAACGCAACGCTTGGTCTGATCCGCGAAAACAATGAACTGGCTCGCTCAGGTGCAAATAACGTTGGCCTGACCGCGTTACGTGGT